TTTGATAGAACAGACTTCTACTAGTGTCTAGCAGCCCTGCCATTTACAGCACTCCAAGCCTATAGATTGGTCGTACATATGCTGACAGGATCTTGTCTGCGATACGGTTTCCAGTATCCTTGAATACTCTGTCATCGAACACAAGATCAAACTGGTCGCTCTTGTAGTCCTTGATGTATGAGTTAATGTATGGGATGTTATTGCAACGAAGATCGTTTACGATCAGTGCCGTTGCCTGCTTGATATCCTGAGGAATGATTGGCCATCCAGCCTCTACAACTACCGTGTAATCCCATCCTTGGGGGAACATGGCGGCATTGGCTGCCATATCTACAAACGTCTTTGTGTCATAGATTGAATCAGAGAAGTTTGGTGAGTCGTTGGTGTTGTACAAGGTGAACGAATCCGATGCCCCGCGTGGCCCCTTGACGGGCTTTGACTGATGCCTATTAATTCCATTTGCCGATGGCATGGAAACCGAAATAGTTGCCTTGTCTGGAGTGATGTAGTACTCTCTTACATTTGTCCAGTTTGGATCTGTAGGCTCTGCATCATAAACAAGAACATCGTTTTCATATACCCGCACAATCTTGTTCAGTCTGAACGGCAATGATAAGTAGTCATTTCCCATTCCTACTGTCTCAACATTCTCACGCTTGTACATGAATCCACCAGTAATTGAGTTAATGATCGCACGCGCAATCGCCTCATACATGGTTGCGTCTGCAAGGTCATCTGGAGTCTGTGCAAGATTGTCTGGATCTATGTATGGTCGCATGATTGTAAGAGTATCTATCATTACTAGATCCCCGCGAATTGTCGTACCATCTGGATTTAGTCCAAGGGACTCATACACCTCTACACGGTACTCATCATCATAGCGAGAGAAATAGTTTGGCAGATTCTCAGTGATTACCCCGCTTGCGTCTGCAGTTGCGGGGATCTCAACAAGGTCTGTGGCATGGTCATCAAGTATAGTTATAACATAGTCAGCCCCTGCCGTGAATCCACTGTGAGTAAATACTAGCGGGAATGGTTGAAGCCTAGTTATCTCCATAATTACTTGCCGTAATAGGTTGCTACTTCTTCTGGTGTCGCTTCGCGTACACCATTTCTAGTAAGCCACTTATCGGCTGCCTCCTTGTTTACAATATTATAACCCTTTTGAACTGCACCAACGTCTGACCAGCGCATGTTCTTGTCTGACCAAAGCGCTACCTTGTTGGACATATCTGGCTTTGGCTCTTCTACGATAAGTTTATTAAATGTGTTGGCCGCTCTTGAGCCAAGTACATTATCTTCGTTCTGCTTGAGGTTTGATGTTGGTACCCTGCGCTGTGCTTCAACAGCCCTGATTACCTTGTCAACGTCTGGCATTACCTCGGAAATTTCTACGTTCTCTACAGGAGCAGTCTCTGCCACCTTCTTTGTGCGTGGCTTACGTGGCTTCTTGACTACTGGCTCTACTGATTCTTCTGACATTGTGTACCCTTCCTTTAGGTCAATTATAGCATTAAATGCTTAAGGGGACAAGCCCCAATTGGACCTGTCCCCTAAGCGAATAACTATTCAGTTATCAGGATACTGGAGTGGATGCATCAACGAATGCTACTGCGTCCAACTCTTCCCATGTGATACCGAAACGGACAAAGATGGTGTACTCAATTGTATCCTTCTTTGGCTTGTACTCACGGTTCACTGTGATATCGCGCTGGAATCCCCATACACGGTTCTGTGGGAACGTAAGATCTACGTAATCCGCAGGGTAGTAAGGAACTTCCTGAACATCGACACCAAGAACGCGAGTGGTACGTGCGCCACCGAATGTCTGACCATTTCCTGAGAAATAGTCCTCACGGCGACCTGGAGTACCAGATACGCGAGGTGCCATTGCTTCTGCGATTGCGTCAGCAAGGGTACCATTGTTCTTGACGATGCTTGCGAATACATCTGTACCTGCATAGAACTTTAGACCAGACTTGATTGCGCGGTACTTACGTGGCATTGCATAGATGATTTCCTGCATTACCTCGGGCTTCCACCCATCTGTGCCTACAGTTACGACTGCTTCGTGTGCGTCACCAGTAGTCTTTACCTGATTTACGAAACCATTCATGATGCCAAGGAAGGGGTCAACCCCACCATTGCCATTGATTGATAGATCCTCAAGATCGTTACCAAAGGCATTTGTCATCAAACGTACTAGGTGATCCTCAAGTGCTGCACCTTCGATGTTGTCCTCAAGTGCCTCAGTTGAAACCTCCCAGTCCAAACGGATCTTCTTTGTGGTAAGTTCTACCTTAGTGAATGTCGCACCAGCATTCTGGTACTCACCTAGGGCCTGTGAAGCAGCGCGGATTACACGCTCGCCTACGTTGACCTTCTCAAGTTCAATCGTGTTTGCACGCATTGTAACTCTGCGACCGTCTTGGGCGAGAACTGTTGCATCCCATACGTAATCAATGAACCTACGAGCCTGCTCTGGGTTGAGAATACCACCCGGAGTACCTGTAGGGTTAACTGCGTTTGGGCCTGTTAGATCACCATAGTTAGCGTTTGGGATGTTGCCTGGGGTTCCCCATGCATCTCCACCCGCTACTGGATCTGTGCCACCAATTCCTAGGTTAGCGACTGCGCCCTGACCCTGATATAGACCTGGGTTTGGATCGCCATACTCGCCGGTATCGCTAGGCTGGTTCTTTAGAATTTCTTCTGCCATTTTAACTTTCACCTCCATGTTACTTTCTGTTTATTTATAGATCGGCTGTTTTGAGGAAACTGCCGCCCCAGAGTCCCTTTTTGATTGGGATCTGTGGTTCTTCCTGCAAGATCTCGCCAAGATCAGCAGACTTACGGAAAGCGGTGTCCTTTTCTACGGCATCCACGCGCTTACCAAAACTATCCTTTACCTCATTTACCTCTGTGCTTAATCCAGCAACAGACTTGTTAACGCCTTCAATCTTGGCATCAAGGGCCTGTACTGTCTCGGCAAGAGTGGAAAGTGCAGATTCGATTGACTTTGCAATCTCGGCTACCTGCATCTTGATTGGATCTAGTTGATCATCGAATCCATCGGAAAAGCCTGGCATTGGAGCAATCTCCTTTGCAACGTCTACGGCCTCATCAGCCTTAGCAGTCTCTTCTTCCTCTTCGCCCTCATCCTCTTCCTCAACTTCAATCTCAATGCCCTTCTCAGTGCTTTGAGTATTATCGGTTACAGAAACTGGGATTGCGTTTTCAAGATCAGGATTGACTTGCTCTTCGCTCATTGACTTCTCAATTTCATCTACAACGATTACGTCTGATTCCATCTTGCTTACCTCCTTTACCTCTGATTTACTAATCGCATTAACCTTTTCTAATGAAGAAATATTTTTAATAACGCGACGATCTGTGGGTACTATTGTACCGTCTTTTTGTGAATACATCTTTACGACCGTCAGAGGATCATTCGACTTTGCAAAATGTACGATTTCTTCACTGGAAAGTCTTGCTCCACCCTTGAATATAATCTGCAATACCTTTCCATAGGTGCCGTCAAACTTGACGTAAGTATCTTCTACTATTCCGTTCTGAACCTGATCCTTCTTGATTTCAGTGATCATTGACTTTACTACCCCAGCCTTGTCGGAGTCATTGCTCTCTACGAAGCCAATGTTGTTCATTCCCTTGTCGCATTGTGGACAGTTTGTGGATGCGTCAGACGACATACGAACTACGTCATCATCACGGCACCAGAATACGTTTTCAGTGACTGTCTTTGAGAGGTAGCCAGTTGCCATACCCTTTTCGATTCCAAGAACATTCGCAAATTGATTTGCTGGATTGTCTACGAGTGACAGTTCGCTCAATGTATAATCCTTGATTACTCTGTAAGACTTACCAAGATTCTCATCGTATACGTCATCAGTCTCATTTATCTCTCCACCAATTGAGAATCCTGTGAGAGTCCCGTCCAAAACCTTCTCCCAAGTATCCTGAGCGCCTTTGGAAACGTATGCTGAAACAACAATACCGTTATAGAATTTCTTGGAGTTGGGATCAAAGTACTTGTCCTGCTTGAATGAGAGAACCCTACCAGCAGCAATTGGCTGATGCATTTCTCTTAGATTGTTTCTGAATGTGGCAAAAGCCTTTACCGACGCCTCTGCGTCTACAACATCATTCTGTCTGTCAAGGTTATCTAGAGTAGCCCAACCAGTAACGATCCTGCGCTCCTTATCTACCTTTGTGATAGGCATGGAGAATCGGATTTGATCGACTCCTGTAGACAACTGCGCTTTAATGAGTTCCATATCATTCCTATTATACATGATGTTTTATAACAATTGCATTACGATGTTTTAGCACCTTGGCCCTTTGGATTCCTGCCCGTTACTGCTGCTGGTCCATCAGACTGATTATTAAGTCGCTCGCCATCTCTTGTCTTGTTCCCCGCCATATTGCCCTTCTCATCTGCTGCTTGACGAGCAGTAAGTTCAACTGGCTTGTCTCCACCTTCACGCTGTGGAAGATTGATTGCCTCTCTTGCTTCGTTTGGAACCATAATCTGATTCTTAACGTAACGCTCAAGGATCTGAGATTCAGCAATCTCATCGGTCAGGCTTACCTGCTTGAACTCAAGTTCAAGAACGTCTGTTTTTTCCTTGATGATCTTGTTGACAGCCTTCTGGATATATTCCTGTAGAGGCTTTGCTACCTGATCCCTGAATGTTCTATCCTGAGTCATAGCGGCTGCCAGATTTGATTCTGTACCGCCCAACTTGGATAGAGGTACTTGGTGTGCCATGAGAATGTCATCACGGTTACGCTGACGGTACTGATCGAACGATGCCTCTTGAACACCATTTTCAACTGGGTGCATTTCGAATTCAATCTTGCTACCCTCGCTGTCGCCTGGAAGCGGAATGTAAAGTGTTCTGTGAGACTGACCCTTTAGTCCAGTTTGGAAGAACCTGAACAACTTGTCCTCTGCCTCAGGAGTCAACTTGGCTCCCTTGACTGTAATGATGTAGCGAGGAACGGCCTTGTTCTCAAAGTAATCAATGTTATAGCGCTGTGCCATTTGGTCACCCATAAGTGATGGCAGCGCAGCAATAATATCTGGAACACCATAGAATGTGTTCAATGGAGAGTATTCCTTTAGATGGATAATCTCATTTGGGCGAGGATCATCAGTTACAGGATTTGGATTGCTTGCCCCGAAGTTTCGGAAGTATACAATCGTTCCAGCAATGATCTGAATATAGCCGTCGTGCAGCCTACGCACGCGCATGGTAGTTGCGGGGATGTGCCCAACATAGCCAATATCACCAGCGACTGTACGGCCAATCTCAATGTAGCCATTGCCAGTAGCCTGCATGTCTGTGACTACCTTTTCAAGAATTTTGGTAAGGGACTCGTCTTGGTTTAGATTCTCAAGCCAGTCACCCAACTGAATCTTGAGTTGCTCAATGCGCTTCTTTGCCTTTGTCTTTGCAGTGTCCTTCTCCATTGCCTCCAGTTTCATCAGAGTTGCAACGGTCATCTTGAAGTCATAGCCAAGACCTACAGTATTGGATACCTTGGTGTCAATGGCTGCGTGGTTGGCGAATGAAGTATCGTAGTAGGCTGAAAGTTCATATAGGTTATAGGGTGGAGTGATGAGGTCGAAGATTCCGTATCCATTGCGGTAGACCTGACCTGGATTGATCTGCTTTGATCCAACTGAATGCTTTGTGTTCTGTCCTACTGCATTTGAGTCACTCAGGTATTCTTCTGAGATCTGGCCATCTGCCTGACGAGGAACTTGATTAGTTACTAGTCGATACCCGCCGGGGGTAGCCTTCTCAGCACGCTGAGTCCTACGCTTGAAGTTCTTGTTCAGACCACGCATACCAATAAGTTCATCCCATGACTTATTGAATGGATCTGAGTCTGCCCAGATATCTTCAATGATCTGGTCTGCCATACTAGCATCTACCCAAATTGGCTCGCTCACTCTGCATCTCCATATAGTTCTAGTGATTTCTTTGCTGCGGCTACCGCACCAATGTCATTTAGGCTTGGAATCAGACCTTGGTCAAGGCGGTCAAGTTGCTCTTGATATTCCTCGTCTGTTGCCCTACCCACACCAGCATAGAACCAAGGCTCACCCTCTGGCTGGCCATATGCCGCCGCTGCTTCACGGATCTTTGCCATCTGTCCAATATCGCCCTTAATGGAAGGAATGTTCAACATGTTACCGTTACCGTCATTAAATAGGTGGCCATCTGGTAAACGCCAGAAGTAGAGTCCCCACTCGTATCCGAAGTGCTTACGCTGTGCATCACCCACATTTTGAACCGTGACCTTGCTCTTACCAATTTGGGCCGTTTTCTTATTACTCATGACCATATTATAGCAGATCAGGACGGAATATACTCAGTGGTGTACCAAGTTATGTCAGTATAGATGTTAACGTCGTCATTGTAGATAGATATTCCATCAGCGTCGTCCACTACAGATCTATTTGTTCCAATGTAGGTATTGTATATATCCTCTGACGTTGTTATGAATGATCCGCTTGCAGAGATTACTAGAACATCTTGCCAAGTTGTTCCAAGCGTACCGTTCCAATCAGACCACAAATTGTTTGCTGGTGGAGATGGGTTCGTAGGATCTGAGTTGAGAACATACTGCCAAGGTCTGTAGTCTATAGAGAACGACTCGCCCAAACCAGCAGACTGGTATGGAGTTACCGACTTGAACACTGTATCTGAGAACAGTCTTATAGATCCACTATATCCGTTGAACGTTAAAGAATTCGGGAATAGTATTGAGATTACATTCCATTCATTTGGCTCAATTACGGGATTGTTTACCTGAACACCATTTTGGTAGAACTCAGTCTCCACACCAACAGTACCGCCATTGGCCGATATAACGCCCCTTCCAGTACCATCATCTACCATTGTGAACTGAACAGATCCAGAATCGTAATCAATTTCAAATATTGCTGTTTCTGTCAAAGGAATGTTCCTATCGTACTTCATCCAAACGTCTACTATTCCAACCGTGTGGGTTGCAGACTTGTCTGAGTTTACTGGAATCATCATTCCGTATTCCTTGGATGTTGACGATTGAGTAAGCAACTTTACTCCCGACTTTTCTGTCAGATATAGATATGGAGTATTGCCCTTGTATATTAAAACTGGATTCTTTACTCGCTTGTCGTAGTAGAATCCGTTTCGTACATATGGAATAACTGGGTCGCCAAACTTGGTTCCGATCTTGGCAAAGGACATATCCTCCTGAACAAACGATGCCAACTCAAGTTTTCTCATTCTGAAAGGATTGCTTAGAAGTCCATCGTGCGATATCTTGAAGTTTATTACCATAGCAACCTGATTGAAATCTATTGCCGTTGGAGGATACACGACGGTATTGTCCAAGAATCCAAACTTTGTCTTATATGCAGCGTATGGGTTAGCATTCGTTGCCTCTTGATCTGCATCAATTACAAAAGAATCTGTTAGAATCTTTTCCAATGTGAAACTTGACAGAGGCTCGTCTGCACCCTCGGATAGCAACTGGAATGTAAGTTTTGGATCTAGGTATGTCGATGGTGAGAGTTGGGTTATCGTTATTGGGGTGTTATCAAGATTACTATACGTCTTTCCCAAGAAGTCTGCATCCAAGATTGAATACTGCTTTACGGTTGGATAGTTGTAATCGTTGTACAAGTCCTCATAAGTATATCGTGGGTTGTCAGCAATGTCAACTGCTGTCTCCGTATAGGATATTGGGCTGTCAAAGTTTATCTGGATGGCTCCAAGTTTATAGTTATCATTACCATACTCATCTTTCACTATCTTTGCAAAGTATGACAATGGGAAGTATTCTTCCCATTCTGCCGCCGCTGAAATGTCCAAGAAGAACCTGTTGAACCTATAGAATGCTCCAAGCGTATAACTCGCATAGTGCTGAGTCATAAGGTCTTGATCATCATAGATTGCAATGCCGCCGTCAAAGTGCTGGCTAATTTCTGAGAAGTTCTCTTGGTATGAGAATCCAACCCTATATATCTTTCCCTCAAACGTGCTTACTCCATTTCCACCTACGTACAGTTGGATAAGTTGTGGATTGGAAAAGAATTCTGATATGTCGTATGAAAGTTGAGACAGCGTAGGAATGTCTATTCCAGCAACAAAGTGTGTACTTGGAGATAGGATCGACACAGGAACTCCAAGGGTTTCTAGATCTACACCGTCTAGAATGTAGTGCAACTCATCATTGATTACTAGAATTTCAAAAGTCTTTCCACTTGTATTATTTACAAATGACATTAGTGGCTGAGTTTCAAGGTCAAGGTCGTATGGCTCAAAGATTCCATAGATTGCAGAAATCTGGTTATTGAGCATGTTAATAGACTCAAAGTTGAAATACGCTGGCTCTGTCCAGTTAGTACCATTTGCATTCCAAGCAGGTACTACTGAGGCTGATGCGTCTGCCGTACCCGCCCAACTGGCGTCTGGGAAGTCTCCATCAAAGAAGCCCTTTAGAGTTGTAGAGTTTTCAAGCAGTCCACCATCGACTAAGAATTTTTGTGCAGCAAGTCCAGCGGTTTGCTGCGTAACATATAGATACACAGATGCAGTTCCTGCTGGGGCAGTACCAGTTACACTAACCCTCACCCATCCATCAGCGTCGGTAATCGTAGTCAATGCTGGTGGGTATGTTACCGATATTGCTGCATTTGCAGAATCTCTCCAAGACAAATAACATCTGAGCGAAGATGACTGGTTTCCAGTTGGGATCTTTACGTAATACGATCCTGTGTATGTCTCACCTTCTATAACAGCAATATTTGTAGTTCTAATTCCAGATGCAGCAACTGCTGCTCTAGTTACCTCTAAGCAGGCAGTTCCTATATACGCATCAGTTGTTATTCTGGTCGTTGTCGTTCCAGTTCCGCTGGTTGCATAGCCATTTGAGTTTGTCTCAAATGATGGATTTGTGAGAAGATTAGCCCTTTTACCTACATCTAATACAGAAACAGACGCATGTGCAGTTTCTGGATTCTCCTTATCTCTTCCCCACCTTGCCCTTGGGTCCGTTGATCCATCGAAATAGAATCCTGCAGTTGGAGCCTCTTCTGCTATTACGGCATCTATGCCCCAAACTGCCGATGCCCTGCTTGCTGTAAAGTATTCTCTAACAACTATCCAAGCATAAGCAGCGTTTTCGGGGGCAGTTGCAGTAACTGAAATCTTTGTCCAAGATGATGAGGATATCGGAGTAGTTAGAAATGGAGATTCTCCTACGTATACCTTTGATGCATCATTCCATATAATGCTAATGCCAATGTCTGGATTTGCATACCCAGACACCCTCTTTACCATTGCAGATGCAGAATAGGTTGTGTTTGGAGTTACAGGGATTTGATCTAAGGCTGTGTTCATAATTGTAGCGCCATGCGCTGCATCTGAGGCAAAAACGGCACGGGTAACCTGCAGCCAAGCGCTTCCTGAATATCCTCCAGTAGTCTGACGAGCAATCGTTACGCTAGATCCAAAAGCGGCCCAAAGACTTGTATCAGTCTCTAGTGATGGGTTGGTAATCAGGTTAACCCTCTCGCTTGTGTCTATGTTTGGTCGGAATGTCACAAAGTTCTGATGAGTGCTATATGGGTACTCAAGGTTGTTTACTTTAAGATTATCGTCATACCATTCCTGCAAGTCTCTACCGCCCAAGTTTATGGTTGGCAACTTATAGTCTGGAAACTGAATATGATTTGGTGTTGCAGTTATATTCTCTGCGTACCCCGCATCCCAACGCTCTACGTCTGGGTAAATCTTGTTTGTTGCGTAGTTGGCATAAGCATATCCAATTGATGCAGTATCTCCAGTGAAGTAGTTATCTATAGTCTTTTCTGAATCGACTCCCTGCCCCCACACAAAGCGCTTCTTTGCAACAAGGTCTGGAACAGCATATGGGTAAATAGAAACACAGTCAATCTCAAATACCTCAATGTCTGAGTATGAAAAGAATCCCCACCAATCAAGTTCTGAGTTTTCTGCAGAAGGCAATGCAATTGTAGATCTATCTATGATTAACTCTGCTACCTGCTCACCGTTAATCAGGAGTGAGAATGATGGCCCCTTTGCCTCAAGGTGCACAAGCATTGGGCGGTACCATTCAGAAATTGGGTGTGACTGGACATAGTTGCCGATGACTAGAGATATTGAATTCTCAGAAACATATAGTCCATAGTCAGAATCCAGTGGACCAACGATTCTTTCAAATGTCGTTGTCCTTGGCTTTATCCTTAGCCAGAATTCAAGTGAATAGTCCAAGTACCTGCCACTTTCGTATAACATTCCTTTCCCTGGAAAGATGAAGGACGGGCTTCCAGCGGTAGCAGAATTCCTTATCTTAGTTATGTTTGAAGATCCGAATGCCATAGGGACACCTTCATTGAAGGCAAGCAACTTGTTATTTTCAGTTATGTAGTATGCATTTTCTGACATGACACCATATTGCTCTGCTGGGACTCCTGTGTATGCACTGACAGGATCTAGAAGCGTTATTGATTGTGCCCCTAGAGATACCGCCGATGTTGTCTCTGACCATTGACCAATACTCAGACCATTCATGGTGAATACGTGATCTACCGTTCCAGACGTTGGTGCAGTAAGGTATACCTTCAACTGGATCTGCATACTTTCTGCATCATATGCCGCTGGCACTTGGTTGACAGAGAATCGTATCCATGAACTGAACTGTGTAGCATCAATAGTGTCGATTAGATTCCAAACACTGTTCTTCAAGTATCCAATCTCGTACTTATCCACAAGTACGGACGCTTGATACAGATAGAAGTTGATGCTAAATGATTTTAAGTCTGTATTGAGTTGATTTGTTTGGAAGATGTTTTGGCTGGTAAGAGTGACTGTTTCTGTAACTCCGCTGTTGACCTTCCATGATGAATAGTCTACGCCCTCAAATGGGAGGGGATCTAATGGCTTGTAGACTGGATCATTATTATATGTCGTCCCCTTGCTTACCGTCCAAGTTGTAAGATATCTATGTTGGTTGGTACTAATGAGTGACAGGTAACTAACGTCATCGTCCAATGGCCAAATAGCAATAGGATGCTCTGAGTAAGCCTTTGTAGCAAAGTCGTTTAGTGGGGTTGCCATGTGTTCTCCTACCTAATTATAGCAAAGACGGGGCACCCTTTCAAGTGCCCCGCCTTCTTGCCGATCTAT